TGATGATTGTCTACAATTTGCGCTGTTAGACCTACTAAAGTACTGGCGTAATTTTAATCCTAAATATCCAAACGCATTTGCATATTTTACAGAGATAGCAAAAAGAGGATATGCAAAGGGTTGGAATAAAATACACCCGGTAAAATACAAGGGTACATTATCAATTGACCGCATCTCTACAGGAGGTGACAGTGAAAACGGTGGAATGTTCAATATTTAATGTCTATAAAAAATCTCAAACCAAGCAATAATTCAGGCTTTATACAAGGATACTTTACACCTAAACATCCAGACAAGTATATCGGCCCAACCCCTATTATCTACAGATCTTCATGGGAAAGAAAGTTCATGATTATGTGTGATAGCAGAGAGGATGTTGTTAAATGGTCAAGTGAACCTGTTGAGATTAGGTACGTATATTCATTTGATAAAAAGGAGCATACATATTATCCAGACTTCTATATGAAAACCAGAGGTGCTGAAGGTGATGAAGAATTTCTAGTAGAAATTAAACCAGAAGCCCAGATTACAAAACCAAAACCACCTACAAAGAACAGCCAAAAGGCACTTAAGTCCTACAAGTTTTTGGCAGAGCAGTACATAAAAAACAGAGATAAATATAAATATGCTAAGGCATGGGCTGAAAACAGAGGTTGGAGGTTTATCGTCTTAACTGAAAAGTCTCTTAAATAATGGGTAAGATTAAACAGGATATTAAAAACTTAAGCAAGGAAGCAGGCAGTAAAACAAAAGCCCGCCGCAGTGCTGAGAAGTGGTTTGATGAAGCGTCTAAATCTATTAGAGATAATGCAGTAGCAAATCATAGTAAAGAATTTAAAATTGGTATGATTCACGTGTTTAGATATGAAAAACCAAAACATATGAAAACATTAGAATGGTGGGATAGAAACCCAGTGGTACTAGCACTGGACCCACATGATAGTGGTACAGATGTTGGAATTAATTTAAACCTGTTACCTGTACAATTTAAAGAAGATCTATTAGATATGTTCTATGATCGCATGGCAGGTCAAATCAAATCTAAAACAGGCAGATCTAAAGAGAATAATGCATTAACACAAGGTGAAATCAAACTGATCTATAAAGATATTAAAAAGTTTTTAGTTCAGTTTGGATTTGATTTTGCAATTAGACAATATGTACCACAATTGAAAAAAAATCAAAAAGTGGTTTCATATGAACACTGGGCAAAGATAGCACTTTGTGATTTCCAAGACCTTTATGGGATTGGTATTAATGAAGTTAAACGAGCCCATAGAGAGCACTTAAAAACGCGTTCAAAAAGAAAAGATATATAAACAGAACATAATAATATAATAGTATGGCAGGATTTACCGATAGAAACGGACCATTGAGTAACGGATCAAGACCTTTTAGCATTTCAAATGCTCTTAAGTCTTTGTCTTCATTTGGTATGCGTTATGATGATCTAGTCTTAAGACAATCACAAGCGATCGGTCCGATGGAGGCCGAAATAGGTTATGGTCAAATGAACCCCTTTGGTGTTGATAGTGATGACATTTATGGTGCATTTGCAGCCATGTCAATGACAGACACCAACCTTAGATCTAATATTCCATTTTTCGACCAATCATATGCTGGTAAAAGAGATGAACTTAGAAAGTTTTCACTTAACGATGAGATAGAAGATATTTTAGACATTCTTTGTGATGAGACTATTGTATATGATGAGAAAAACTTTTTCTGTTATCCAGAAATTCTAGGACTAGATGTTTCAGATGCAGTTGAAAAAGACCTTAACAAATACTTTAGACAAATCTATCACTATTTTGGTTTTAACTCAGACCAATCCGCATGGTACTTCTTTAGAAAATTCTTAATTGATGGCTACTTAGCATTCGAAATTATTTATTCCCCCGACCAAAAGGAAGTTATTGGATTTAAAGAGTTAGATCCAATCACACTTATACCAGGTTACAATCACGACGATGGTAAAAAGGTTTGGGTACAATATAAGGATGATCCAGTTAAAGAGAGAAAATTGTATGATTCACAGATCATTTATATCTCTTATTCATCAATCACAACAGCATCGAGAGTTTCATATATCGAAAGATTAACAAGAGCATTTAACTTGTTAAGAATCATGGAACACACTAGGGTTATTTGGGCAGTGACTAACGCTTCATTTAGAATGAAGTTTGTTATCCCAGTTGGTGGTAAATCTAAGACTAGAGCAAAACAATCTCTTTCTCAGTTGATGAATTCTTATAAAGAATCAGTTGACTTTGATTGGGAGTCAGGTACACTTGCAACTGATGGTAAACCAATGTTACAATTTAGTAAAGAGTATTGGTTACCTTCTAAAGACGGTGAATCACCAGAAATTGAAACTCTTAATAGTGAAGGACCAGATCTTTCAGATACAGAAGCACTTAAATACTTCTCAGATAAATTAAAACACGTTTCAAAAATTCCTTACTCAAGATTTTTATATGAAGATGGTGGTGGAGACTTTAACTTAGCAGCAGATGGTATGATTAGAGATGAGATCAAGTTTGGTAAATTTATCAAGCGTTTAAGATCTATCTTTATGGAAATTTTAGCTAAGCCTATTTTTATCCAAATGTGTCTTAAATATCCAGAGTTTACAAATGATCCACAATTCAAATCACAGATTGCATTGAGATTTAACGAAGAAAACGTATTCTCTGAATTGAAGGACATGGAATTAATGGAGAAGAGATTAGACTTTATTGGTACAATGAGAGATTCATTGATGACAACCAACCAAGAGACTATGGAAGAGGAATACTACTTTGATCAGGAATACTTAGTTAAGAAATACCTTAAGCTTTCTGATGATGAGATTAGAGCTAATGAAGCTGCTAAATCTAAAGTAAAGAAGAAGGAAGCTGAAGCCCCAGAGGCCGAGGATCCATTTGCAATGTAAAGTTTGAATAAAAAAGATATATAAATTATGAAAATTATAAAAACATTTGAAGATTTTATCTCTGAAGATGCGCTAAGAGCAGGAGAAGAGTCAAAGATATTTGTAGATGACTTAAAATTGGATTCAGGTCCAGAAATTAAATCTGCTGAAATCTTAGGCGCAATCACAGCTGCCAAAATAGAAGATGAATTTAAACAATATTTCTATACTGAATACGGCGAAGCTGCATTTGCTGAAGGAGAAATGGATATTTTAGTAGGATATTATCTAGATAAATCGGCTGAAGATGCCGAGGCTGAAAAGGAAGCTGAAAAAGAAGGTGAAGAAGGTGCCGAGGGAGGCGATGACCCACTCGCTGGATTATAATAAGATATTTCAATAATAAAGGATGATATATATTAAAAATATAAAAAACAAATAATATGAGCAATATTAACGATTTACTAATCGTCGAGATGTCTTCTTCTGCCCTGAATGTTACTACGTCAGAGAATAAAGACTATGTACTTGAAGGTGTTTTTGGTCAAATCGATCAAAAAAATAGAAACAACCGTATCTATACGGAAGCTGAATATGTTCCTCAAATTGAGGCATTACAGGCTAAAATAAAGGCTTCTAAGCTTTTAGGTGAATTAGATCACCCTGCACAATTCGACATTTCATTAAAGAATGTATCTCATGTTATTGAGGATTTAACTTATGATAAAGAAACTAAAGAAGTTAGAGGTAGAATCAAATTATTAGATACTGATGCTGGTCGTCAGGCTAAAGCATTAGTTGACGCTGGTGTTCCTTTACAAATTTCTTCTAGAGCTGCCGGGGTTGTTGAAACTAATGGCCAAGTTAAAATCAAACAATTATTCACTTATGATTTAGTTGCTGACCCAGGTTTTGAAAACGCTGAGTTAAAGAGAGTTAACGAATCTTATGGATATGAGAATGATGGTCTTTTGTCAATTTATGAAATTAACAAAAAACCCGAAACTTCACTAGAAACTATCGACACAATCGAAAATACAAACACACAAATAAAAGAAAATAAAAACATGGCAGAATTTGTAAAATCTGAGGATTTCAATAAATACTCTGAGTATTTAGCGAATGAAATCAAGACACTAAAAGAGTCTATCGAAGCCAAAAATGAAGAAGCTTCAGAAGACAACACAGTAGACAATCTAAAAGAGCATAGCAATCATATCGTAGAAAGCGTTAATAAATTAACCGACTATGTTGATTATGTTGCTACTAAATTAGATGAGTCTATTCAATACACAGAGCACGTTGCTGAAAAAGCAGATCAAGGTATCTCTTACTCAGAATCATTAGCTGAAAAATTAGATCAAGGTATCTCTTATACAGAACATGTTGCTGAAGCAGTTTCTAAAGTTAAAGATTTCGCTAACTATTTAGCTGAAGCGCATAACGAAGGAGCTACATCACACACTACTTTATTAGAGTACGTTGAATACTTAAAAGAAAACTTACAATCAGTTTCTGAATATGCTGAATATATTGCTGAATCTTTAAACGAAACAGTTGAAGTAGAGGTTAACGCTGAAGCTGAAGAAGAAAAAGAAGAAGACGTAGAAGCAGCTGACAAAGTTGAAGGTGAAGAAGTTGCTAAAGACGTTGTTACTGAAGAGGAAGATCCTGCAAAAGAAGCTGACGAAGCTGACGACACAGAAGAAATCGAAAACATCGGTGATAATTCAGAAGAAGGTGCAGTAGCGGCTGACGGTGAAAAAGCAGGTAAAGATGTTGAAGAAATCGAAGGTGAAGAAGTTGAAGCTGGAGATAACTCAGCTGAAGGTGATGTCGCTGGCGAAGAAAACGGTGAAGAAGCAGAAGATTTAGAATCTGACGCTAAAACATCTGATTCAGAAATCGAAGACGAAGTTGAAGCTGCTGAAGCAGGTGAAGGTGAAGAAGAAGCAGAAGGCGAAGAAGGAGCATTAGATCCTTTAGAGGCTTACAAATCAGAAATTGCTTCTAAATTAGACAAGTTAGTTGAAAATGCAACTAAAAAAGAAAATGAATCACCATCTTTCTTTAGAGTTGTTTCTTCTGCAACAAGAGAAAAGTACAACACATTGACTGAATCTGCTAAGACTGAAGTTAGAAACACAGTTTCTAAAAGAGGTTTTATGACAGAGTCTGAAATTGTATCTTTAATGAACAATGCACAACTTATCGTTGAAAGCGCTGGATCACAGCCTGCATTTATTGCTCTTATGCCAGCAGAATACACTGAAGCATGGACTAATCTATCTGAAGCTAAGCAAAATCAAATCATTGCACAAGCAAGATACCACACATTAAATACCGAATACCAAGTTGCTAATTTCTGGCAAACTAGAGATCTAAGAGATACTAGAGTTGAAATGGAAAAAGTTGCAATGGTTAGTGAATCAAAAACTGAAGAGCCAAAATCAACTTTAGGATATGATGTAACTGGTATGGCAGATGCGTTCAAAAAGAGATTTAACAAATAATCAAAAGGAACACTGATATATAAATAACATTCGACGATAAGGGCGACAGAAGCAGAAAGCCCATTGAATGTCGAGTTTTTAACTAAACAATAAACAAAAACAAAAAAAACGATCATTAAAAATGGCAAATTTATTAAACGAAGCTGAGATCAAGAATACATGGGCACCGATCATTTCGGAAGCTACAGGTATCAACGAATCTAGCAAATTAGCGTGGATGTCGACTTACTGTCACAATCACAAACTATATGAAGACGCGAACATCATGTCTTTATCTAACAACCCTGGCCCAATGAACTTAACAGGTATGGGTGCAGTATCTTTCCCTGCAGGTGCTCCGGCTAACGGTGCAGCAGGTGCAGCTACTGGTTCAGGTGACAAAGCTCCAACATTATTGCCTTTGGCAATGCAAGTTGCTGCTCAAACTATCGGTCTTGACTTAGTACCAGTAGTACCAATGGCTGGTCCAATGGGATTATTGTCTTACTTAGACTTTACTTACGAAGGTGGTACTGTTGCATTAGGTGCAACTGCTCCAACTTACATCAAAGCTGATAAAGTAAAGGCAGGTGTTGTAACTATTCCTGCTGCTGCAGGTAACGCTGAGTACGTATTCGTAGGTGCTTCTAGAATTGATGGTAAATCAATCTTTAAAGTAAACGGTACATTAGTTGAAGACAACGTTGCTGCTGACTTAGAAGCTGCTAAAACAGGTGCTGGTGCAACTGTAGAATTAGTTGCTGCATTAGAAGATCACATTCCTGCATTCTCAGGTGCTGATGCTAATGGTAAGCCTCTTACAAGAGCAGAAGGTGAAAGAACTGCTGACAAAGTTATGGGTCTTTCTTTATTCTCTAAGAGCGTTGCTGCTGAAACTTTCCAAGTTGCTGCTGCAGTTACAAGAGAGCAAGTACAAGATCTTAAGCAATTCGGTGTTGACGCTGTAGCTCAAGTAGAAGCAGTATTAACTAACGAATTAACTCAATCTATCAACAACCACATCTTAACTAAGATGAGAGCTATCGCTGAAGATGGTATTACTAAAGTTATTTTAGATTACACTCAAGGTGGAAACACTTACGGTGATGTTAACAGAAGAATCCTTACTCACGTATTGGCTGCTGCTAACTTAATCGCTAACAGAGGTAGAAGAGGTGCTGGTAACTTCGCTGTAGTTGATGCAAAAGTTGCTTCAGCTTTACAAGGTGTTGCTGGTTTCGTACCAAACCCAATGGCTAACACATTCAATCAAGTTGCAGGTGCAATCTACCCAGTAGGTTCAGTTGCTGGTATCAATGTTTACACTGATCCAAACTTAGCATTCGAAGGTGATATTAATGGAGAGCACGAAATCCTAGTAGGTAGAAAAGGTGACGGTAACGGCGCTGGATTAGTATTCATGCCTTACTTAATGGCTGAATCAGTTCAAGCTATTGCTGAAGGAACTATGGCTCCTAAAGTAGCAGTTAAATCTAGATACGCTCTAGTTGAAGCTGGTTTCCACCCAGGTACACAATACCAAAAATTCAACGTTAAAGGTTTACAATTGTAATCTAACGTAGAATAATTAATATGAAAGGCCATCTTCGGATGGCCTTTTTTTATGTTTCATAATTTAGGAATTAAGTGGGATATATAATCTATTAACATAAACTAAACTTAACAAAATAAAAAACGTTATGAAATTAAAATCAAAATTAAAACTCTACGAAGAGTTCACAAAAAGCCTACTAAATGAGGCAGCAAACGATACAACACCAACGGATGTTGCTATTGATCAAACCACAGCACCTAATGCTGGTGAAACTATTAGAACTGAAGTAATTAGAGACGTTGATACTATTCTTACTAACTTAATCGAATTATCTGATAGAATTGGAGAAAACAATGAAATCGAAATCGAAGAGCTTTATGAAGAATTATTTGATTTAACAAACATGTCACACATCAATGAAGGTATACTTGATTTTATCAAATCTCCAGTCAAATTTATGAAGATTAAGAAAAATCTAAAAATGTATCAAAAAGCATTAATTCAACAAGCAATTAACGATGTTGATTTCATGAAAAAGAAACAAGCTTCTAAAGAAAATCCTGATAAAAAAGGATTGGCAACATTAGATGCTGCTAATAAAGCAAAAAATCAAGCACTTAAAGATCAACTTGATGCTATTGTAGAAAGAATGAATGAACTAACTAAAGGCGATGAAGGTTTAACTAAAGTTGCGGCTATTGGCAAAACTAAATCAAAATTAGCTGCGGCCAAAGTAGTTATGAAAGCTACCTCAGGTGAAGAAGCTAAACAACTTAAATTAGAAATCGATACTTTAGAAGATAGAATTGCAGATGATGAAAAATCATTAAAAGATTATGCAGCAAAACAAGGTCCTGCTAAAGACGATACAGATACAGAATCAGATGATCAAATGGACGGTATTGAAGCTGATGGTGACAAAGAAAAAGAGAATGCAGCTAAAGCTAAAAAGGATGCCGCTATTGCAGACCAGCAAAAAATTGTAGATGCAGCCAAAGCTAAAGTAGATGAGGTACCACAAACAGCTAGTGATGTAGATAAAGCTAAAGCAAAACTTGCTTATATGGAAACCAAATTAAAATTAGCAACAATCAAAGAAGATGATCAAGAAGTGATTGACGGATTTAAACAAGAGATTCTAGATCAAAAAGAAATAATTGCTAAAGAACCTAAAGCACCTGCAAAAGACGGTGAACCTGGACAAGAAGGTGAACCTGGACAAGAAGGTGAACCTGGACAAGAAGGTGAACCTGGACAAGAAGGTGAACCTGGACAAGAAGGTGAACCTGGACAAGAAGGTGAAGTAGACACTGAAAAATTAGATGCAGCTGTAACTAAAGCTAAAGAAGCTAAAGATAAATTACCAGCAGACGCTAGTCCAAAAGATAAAGCTACTGCGGATATAGCAGTGTTTACAGCAGAAATTGCTGCAGCTAAAGCTAAAAACGATAATGAAAAGGTTACAGAACTTACACAAAAATTAGAAGCCGCTAAAGCTACTGCTGCATTAAAACCAGTACCAGCTCCAGCAGCACAAAACGCTAGTGTAGAATTAGATTTATCATTTGACGCAGCACTTGTTGAGGCATCATTAAACGGTTTAATGGCATATGATGAAGAAGAAGATGGATATAAATATTTAAAGCAACAAGCTAAAAAATTAGGTGTTAAAATATCTGTAGACAAAGATCCATTCGGAGATGGTTACGATGAATTAAATTATAGTGGTGATAAAGCAGCCATTCTAAAATTAGCTAGTATATCAGGTCATGACCAAGATATTACAGGCGGACCAGATGAAGGCGGTTATTGGATTACTGAAACAGTATCTGATAAACCTAAAACTATTGAATTAAATGAAGGTATGTCAATTGCAGAGAAATTTGCAAGATTGATGAACAAATAATTAAAGAGAGCGCTTAGCGTTCTTCTTTGCAAGTTTAAGAAACTCCTCTCGTTCTGCGAGCAGGAGTTTTTTACATTTCTTGCGAAACTCAATTGAACTTTTTAAGATACGACTATCAATCATAGGAGCTTTTAACACATCGTGGTATTCTGGATGGACAAAGTTTTCCAAATCAAAATTCATAAATTTAGCCTTAATATGTTTAAGACTTATTGCACACTGCCAATCCACAGTATTACAATTATCATATAGTGTAGCTAAATCAACTAGGACTTCATTAGTGTGATCCCAATATTTTTTAGTTAGTACAACACTTGCAACCGGTGGTTTTTGCATTCTTAGTACACACCCAACAAATTGATCATCATCAGACCATCTTCTAATATGCCTGTGCTCTACCAGGAACTTTCTAAAGAACTTTGATAATGGCGCAAGTATAATACCGTACCTATTGCGCGGGTTTGCACCAGTGGTTCGTTTGATAGTAATGTGTGAGTATGATCTTGCCATATACTATATTTATCTATGAAACATTTTACAGCTAATGCTATATAATAGGTAAACATATCGTATACATGAAATCAGTAAACCAACTTTTTACAGAAAAGTACAGACCTTCAAATTTAGAGGAACTTATATTGCCTGAGCGTGTCATGAGTAAATTCAATGATGGCTTAGTTCAAAATATGTTATTTGCAGGCTCACCGGGCACAGGTAAAACATCTTGTGCAAAGGCAATCGTTAATCAATTCGGATTACCTTATCTTTATATCAATGCATCAACCGATACTTCGGTTGAGGTTATTAGAACCAGAATCACAGACTTCTGTTCTACAGTTTCCATTATGGATAAACCTGGCATGTTTAAAGTAGTTATCCTAGATGAGGTCGATGGTGTGTCAGATCAATTCTTTAAAGCACTTCGTGCAACAATGGAAACATTCTCGAGTAATTCTCGATTTATCGCAACCTGTAATTACATCAATAAATTACCAGATCCAATCTTGAGTCGTTTTGAAGTTATTGACTTTGACTTTGACAAGCAAGAAGAAACTGAATTAACTAAGAAATACATCAAGCGAGTTTATGAAATTTGTGGCAAAGAGGGTATGACCATCGAAAAGCCAGCGCTTGTTGAATTTGTTAAGCGTAATTTCCCAGATCTACGAACTACTTTGAATAAGTTACAGGGCTATAAAACACAAGGTACTGCAAATATCACAGCAGAAGATGTTAAGAAATTCAATTCGGTCTATAAAGATGTATTTGAGTTAATCTTTAACGAAACAGATCCAGTTAAAAACTATCAAACACTTGTTGGTAATTATGCCAATCGAGTAGATGATGTGTTACAAACTCTAGGTGCAGAGTTTATCGAATATATCCAGCAGGAAAAAGGTCAATATATAAAACATATACCACAAGTTATTATAACTGTCGCTAAACATCAGGCCCAAAGGGTACATGTTATTGATCCAGTAATTACGATGTTAAGCTGTGTATATGAGATACAGAGTATAATTAATTCATAAAAAAGTAGCAAATAATTTTTTAGTCTCAATATTTTTTTGTATATTAGACTAAATAAAGAAACATAAATATGAAAGTGGGAAAACACACATTATTAATAGACGGTAATTATTTTGTATTCAGTAGACTATTTGTTTTACCAAAACCTAAAACAGGTCAACTGTTGGGTGATGATAAACAAATATCCCAGTTTATGAGAAAATTAGCCATTGACTTTGCATCAGAGATGCGTAAGTTAAAAATGTTCGTGGACGATGTAGTCCTAACAGTCGATTCAAAATCATGGCGTAAAGATCTTTACCCGGAAGCTGACTATAAAGGTACTAGAAAACAAAGCAGTGATGTAAACTGGCAAGGAGTATATTCGGTATATGAAGAATTCCAAAAGATTTTACAGGCTAAGGGCGTTACAGTACATCAAATCCAGGGTGCAGAAGCAGATGATGTTATTTTTGGTTGGTCAACAGCTCTTAATAACAGAGGTAAATCATGTATCGTATGGTCGGGTGATAGAGATCTTATTCAATTAGTAAACTATTCTAAAACTAATGATGCACATACTATTTGGTATTACAATACTAGGAAGTCGTTATATGCATATGAAGGTTTCGAAAGAGATATGAATGCATCCATTGCTAACGATATGCCAACAGATGATTTACTTTTCAATATGGGCGGTGAACATATGACCCGCGATGCGTATCAAACTAATATCTTGTCATGGGTCAAAGATCTTAAGATTGAAGTAACTGAAGTTGACTGTGATAGATTTATCTTTAATAAGATCTTAATCGGCGATAAGTCCGATAATATCCCATCAGTTGTCACTTGGCAAAAAGAAATGAAAGGTGGTAAGCTTAGAACTTATTCTATTACAGAAAAAATGGCTGATACTATTTATGATCAGTTTATTAAAGAGCTAGATAATTTTACTATCGAGTACTTGTTTAATACAGAATACAAGAATAAATTAACAGACATAATCTATCGAGTAGTTGGTCATGGCAATCTAAATCTAATTAAATCTGCATTATCTAATAATATTGCATTGATGTTATTGCACACTAAAACTATTCCAGATTCTATTCAAGAGGCAATTTACAATGCCATCGATAGAGATTGGGAAGGTGCTCTAGAAAACACCGATCAATTCATGGATATGGAAAAGATTCTTGAAGGCACTGATTGGCTTAAAGATAAAGTTGGATTTGGAGTAGATGCGTTTGCTGGAATGGATATTCCTAAAGAAAAGACTACCAAAAAACCACCTATTAAATTAGTTGGCAAAAAAACAGAATCTACCAAGACTGTAGAATTACCGAGCACTAAAAAGTTATTCTAATGACACTGGAAGACCACTTACAAATTGAAGAGATTTTAGCAGAAGCAAATGCGTATGGTCTTAAGTCAGAGGTGGCTCAAACTGCAGCACAATTTGCTAAAGAAGGCTATTCTAATTTAGATGCACACGCGTTGGCATTTAATGAGTGGATAAAGTAAACTTTAGCCACTTTTAATATATAATATTTATGTTAGACGAAACAAAATTATTTGATTTCGTGAAGATTATGTTCACGAAACCAGACCAATACAATAAACTAAAAAATCACTCAAAGAAGCGCCATCATTTTATGATCAACCGATTCTTTGCTATTAAGTACCCATCGAATGCCAATATGTTTAACGTAAACGGTATCGGTGGTGCTAATGTAGTAGAATCTTGGTCAATGGTTGCACAAAGATTTAAGGGTGTTCCAATGTGGTTCTATACCAAGACAAAAAAAGCAGCTAAACAGGAGGTTGATAAATATACTCCAAGCGATGCTTCAATTGAATTGTACTTGTCCAAGAATGAAATCGGTATGAGAGAATTTAATGAACTTAAACAGTTCGCTAAGGCAGATTTATTCGCAGATTTACAAAAAATTGAAACACAGATAGATGTTTACAGAAGGTAGAGATACATTTTCAGAAGTAGTTGACATTACGTTATACAAATATAATTCTATAGATGTTAAGATATGGGGGTTAATCCGCAGAGATGCTCACAATAAGAAATTAACAGAAGACTCTTATTTGATTCCAGTAAAACAAATGCAACAATATTTAGGCAAATGGTTTTCGTCTGAAATCAATAGATTCCAGTCGGTTAGCGACATGTCTATTCACAAAGAGGCAACTTCGGTCTATTTTATTTGGCAAATATTACAGAATACTCCAAATTTATTATGGATTAAAGTCAATCTAAATAAAAATGTGAATTATAATAGAATAGTTAATATTGATCAAATTAAAACAATTAGATATAATATTAAAACCATTCGAGGTAGTTTAAGACTTTTTGATTTGTTTGCTACTAGAGAACTAAATATAATTAATGATATTTTAGAAAGGTGCCATGTTATGGACCGAACGCAAATGTATAAGGTAATCAAGTTAAAAACTTTCATGTCGATACTAGATGGCTTTTTGTCCGAAGATAGTGCAGGTGAAACATTTGGTATAATAAACAATATTATTCAAAAATTAGAACAGTATGAGGCAGACGATCCAGAGATGCTTTTAATCACCGATAGAAACTCGGATATATAAATAAAAATAAGACGAGTTCGTCACGATATTAATGGTAAATAATTTTACAGCAGATCAAATAGGTGATTCATTCTACGCTAAGCTAATAACTCCTTATGAAGATACAGTAGGTGTTAATTTATGGAAAGTAGTAGTTGGTGTAAGCTCACCTAATACTATAGGTAGTCTAAGCATGACTACTGGTAGTACTGTTGTGGTTGGATATAGAACCAATTTAGATCTAATACATGGTAGTAAAATTATTGTAGGTAATGTAGAATATGAAGTTGATGCTATTATTGATGCTAATACTTTTACTATAACTGAACCTGCACCAATTACCGGTACTGGTCTTAAATTCTATAAACCAGTTGATGCTAATAACTTTTTTGACTATCAGTTTAAATGGTCACAAGAACCAATTGGTAGTGAAGGCGGTGTAATGTCTGAATATAGACCGCTTACACTTGGAACTGGACCTTCTGATTTACTAGGCCTGGTATTTGATCCAACTAAACCGCTTTGGATCACAATAGGATTTACAGTTAATCGACTTTCTACTGCACATTCATTATCTTTATTAAGTATTGAGTTTGTTAGACAAACTGAAGCAGGAGAGATTATATCATGCCCCGAATATTGTACAGATTGCACAGATCCATATGCAATGAATGGTTGTGCTAATATTGTAGTCGCATGTGATGAGAATTTGTATAACCCATATGCTTTACAGAAACCGGCTCAATTATACAAACAAATCACAGATTTATCAACCAGCATTTTTGGGCATCCTGTAAAATATTTTAGAGTAGAACCAGATCAGAGATCAAGAGACGTAATCTTAATGGAGTATTCACTTTATAATGTAAAAGAAAGCGGTGAATTTAAAATAATGGTTCCGGATAATGAGATGCCATCTCATAATTTTGAATTCAATATGTATGGTATGGGATTTGAAGATTTCGAGATACATGTTACTAGAACTGAATTTGAATCAGCATTTGGTACAGGATTACACCCTAGAATGAGAGACTATCTTTATTTTCCATTAATGAATAGAATGTATGAAGTTAGTGCTGTTACTTTTGCAGATGAATTCAATATGGAACAAACATATTGGAGAGTAATGCTCAGAAAATATGAAGAGAGAACAAGTACTATTCAAACAGATACTGTAGTCGAACAAGAATTAGATGATTTAATTACAGGAATTGACGAAGTGTTTGGTGAAGAAATTCAACAAGAATATGCTCAAGTTGCAAAGCCTGAACAATATCAAACAATATTTAGCCCAGTTGGCGATGGTATAAGAGATAGAATACATAATAGTCTTTCTATATTAGATACTGAAATTAGAAATAAATGGACTATTATTAGTAAGAACACTTATGATCTTAGCAGTATTAAAGATGTTGGTATTGAAGCTGTAGTTTATAAAAGAAAATCTGTATTAGCAAGTAATGATAATATGGCAGTTACTTTATGGTTTAAACCTAATTTAACTACAATTAATTCAACGGCTACATTATTAGATGGTTTGATTGATAGCAAAGGTTTAAAGTTATCGACTACTAAAGATCATGTAGTTGTGCAGTTAAATGGCGATACACACAATGTAGCATACGATGCTCCAATTACATCCGATGCATGGTACGGTCTAGTCTTTAATCTAAATAATAAATACAATCAAATATCAACTAACGTATATAGATTAGAACCTGGTAATAATTTTATACCTTCTAATTCAACACAAGAAAGTATTACTAGCATAGCTAATAGTACAATAGATATTTCATCATATGGTTGGTCTACTGACAAGCAATGGGCTCTTATGCCAGGTCAAGTGAAATTAACTAATGTTAGGTTATTTAAAAAGCCAATCGAATTAGAACAAAGACTCAATGTATTACAGCAATATGTTGTTAGGGATAATCAATTAGCAACCGTTATTGACAACGCAGTTCCTTCTATTCAATTGAGACGATATAATCAAGCAAGATAGTCGCATCTGAGATAGGTTGATATATAACCTATAAATAATACTTTTATGAGCGAAGAGAAGAAAAAGAATATATCTGAACAAGCGGATCAAATCCGCAGAGAGTTAGATGATTTAATAGGAGATACTGGAATGTTGGACGTTGAAAGCGATCCGGTGGATTTACCAATGAAACAACCAAGAACTGATCTGGCTCCTAGAATCAGTTATGAAGAATTAAAGTCTAATGCAACTAAGAAGGCACAAAAGACTATAACAGCCCTTATGAAATTTTATCTCGATGCAGATATTATTGAAAAGGACGAGTATATTGCCGCAAAGAAAAAGATGGATGAAATGACAATGAGTTCATTGATCTATCAATTGAATGCTGGTGAGAGAGCATTAACCACACTTTTACAAACAATCGATGACGGGGAATTAGCACCTCGTATGTTTGAAGTACTTGCTACTTTACAGAAATCAATGTTAGATATTATCAAATCACAAACAATGTACCTAATGGCTTCTGAGGAGTCTACGAAGCGTATTGCACGTGATATTGAAATCTATAAGAAAAGAGATGATGTCAAAGAAATTGAGGCTTCGGGCGGAGATGTTAGAGATAAAAATATCCAAAGAGGTACTAAAGATCTAATGGCTGCAATTCAAGCAGGTATTAAAAAAGAGGCCTTAGAAGATATTGAAGATATTGAAGAAACTACAGAAGAATAATGTCAGATTACGTAGGAGATAATAAATGGATCCCGAAAGAAGAAGGGGATGTTGCATCAGAAAAGATTGTTTGGTCTACTAAACAAGTTAATGATCTGATGGTAGCAATGGACCAGGGTTTTAGACCTAAGGTCGCCATGCCTTTTTATGAAGGTAAAAACTTTTTACGTAAAGGAAATATTGTTTTCGAATACACCGATGAGGAGGTTACAGAATTAGCCAGATGTGCTACTGATATTGTCTATTTCGCAGAGAGATATGCAGTAGTAATGACCGATAACGGTATACAGCAAGTAAAACTTAGAGAGTATCAAAAAAGAATGTTAAGAAACTTTCAAAATGAAAGATTCAACATTGTACTTGCATCGAGACAGATGGGTAAAACCGTTACAGCATCCATCTTTAATGCATGGTATTTAATTTTTAATACTGATAAAAACACCTTACTTTTAGCTAACAAATCTGATTCTACAAAAGAGATCATTGATAAGGCAAAAGTTGTAGTTGAGAATGTTCCATTCTTTATGAAACCTGGTATTATCAAATATGACGTTATGAATGTTCGTTGTGATAATGGCTGTAGATTAGTTGGACAAGCTACCACATCTAAAGCAGG